TCAAAGAGCTATCAAGCACACCGTATCTCATACCACCATCTTTTGCCTCTGCCTCTAATATCATGTCTGCTAGGTCAGAAGCTATTACTTTAGAAACGTATAACTCTCTATATACTATAAGCTGTTCATCAGGAGCCACAGTAAACCAAAGAACCCCAGTATAAGAGCCGTACCCATAGTCACACGCCCTAAAACGTACCCAGTCGTTAGGAACCTCAAAGTGTTCGATAACGTGGGTATTTCTGTTAAATTCGGGAAACGCTGCTCCCTCGTTAACATCCCAGTTTCCTTCGAGGAGTTGCTTACGTTGATGCTCTGGTAGTGATAAGAGCATGGCTTCATAGTCACCCTCTTCGGCAAGATATGGGTTATCGAAGAGTGACGCAGGAATAAACCTACGCTTAAATAAAGGCTGGCCTTCCTTGCTGTGTCCTTTAGGGAATACAATAGTTTTACTTGTTTCAATATCTGTTGCCCAAAAAGGTTGACCTGCTGGTGCAGGATCAATAAACATTTTCTTTACCCAAGCATGTCCAGCGCCACCTGGGTTTGTTGTTGCTCTCATGTAAAGTCCTAAGTCTTTACCATGAGCGCTACGAAGACGTGACCTCATATAATCCCAAGCGTAAGGTGTAGGCCATTGAGTAAGTTCGTCAAATCCAATCCAGTTAAAAGCCTGTCCTTGGTAGCGTGTGACATCGGTATCCTTATCCAGATAAGACATCCACAGTCTTCCACCTTTAGGAGATACCCATTGTGATTTACGCTCTGACCATTTGATTCCCGGAACTGCACGTGGATACAACTCCTGTGATTTCTGTATAAGTTCCCTTAGTTCTTCAGTTGTGTGTCGTACAAGGAGTCCAGAGAAGTTAGGATCATTTAAGCCGTGTAGTGGATCTGCAAGCATAGCGTATGACTTACCACCACCAGCAGCCCCTCCGTACAGAACTTCTCGTTCAGAAGAACTCAAGAAAGTTGTTTGTGGACCCTCGTTAGGTTTGAATACAACCTTCTGTGCTTCTTCTACGTCATACTCAGGTGCTACTACCTGCGCTGGAATCTGGGGGGTTTCGATTTCCGCTGGCTTCTGAGTATGCTCCGACCCCTTGCTTTTCGAGCTTCTCGATTTGCGAGAGCGTTTCTTCGAGCCACTTGGCAAGCTTACGCTTAATTGCAGATGCTTTTCTACGTTTTTGCTCAACTTCTATTCTCTTCTTTAGACCCATATGTGAAATGTATCGGTCAGTTTCTTTACTCAACCACTGCGCTACTGCTCTGTAACTATACTGCTTGAGGTGTTGTTTTGCAAGCTCTAACGCTTCTAGCTCATGTTCTACAGGAACAAGTAGCCTATCATTTTCTGGATGCACTTTATAGCC